ATTTCTTTAGTCGGTAAGCTGTATTAGGAGTTGCACCTAATAATAACATCCAGCTTAATCCTCCTGAGTATAAAGGAGGCGGACCTCTGGGTCCCTTTTAACATTAACAAATCTCACTCCACCATAAGTATAGATCTTACTGTTGGGGGGATCGGCATCAAGGATTACGTATTCCATGCCATTATCACGCTCAATTTGTTCATATTCCAACGTGAGCCAGTTAGTAACCACAACTGTGCCGAAATTTTCTTTATTACCGGCCCAATTGACAAATTGCTCTACGAGCAAAGGTTCAGGATATGGTCCTTCAGTCGCAGTAAATTCGCGCCTGGAGTCCCGAACATAGTCACGGAAAAATTCAACCCACTCCGGCTCATAATTGAGAAAATTCAATTGGAATGGGAGATTATCATTTTTATTATCGAAGTACCACTCAGTAATTAACTGATGCTCAATTGCCATGCCGAACATATCCTGCATCAGTTGACGCGCGGCATTGTCAATGGAGTAAGGGTGGGTACTAAGAAATTTATACACAGAAGCATCTGTGGGCAAATATCGCAATCTAGGGTCTGAAGGGCGATAAATTAAGGAAAAATCAGCATCAACTCCCCTATTGTTGCGAAAGACACTCTGAACAACAGCCCGGATAACAGGACTGTTAGGATACTGATAACCAAAAGATAGAGCCTTACTAACCAACAGTTTACTTTTAGTCATCTCGGACGCACCTGCATACTTTGACCCAACCCACCCAAATTTTGCCAAAAACTTGAAGGGATCGGTGATGGCTGTGCGACTCTCAGAAACAACCACACCACAAAAACTATGATGGGACAGATTGTGGTGATGAACTATCTTTGCTATAAGACCATAATTCGCAAATTGTTCAACCGTTGGGAAATGGGGCGCATTCAAAGAACTCAATGTGTCGTCACCCTCATCAGTGTTGACAAATGTGAGATCACCATGACCAATACACAACAGCACATGTACCTGAATGATCATGTTACGCACAAAATTATTATATGCTGTGTCCATCTCCCCGGACATAGTTTTGGCCATGAGCCTCAACACAAATGCCTGGGCCTTGATCTTATTGTTGCCAAACATTATAGCCGCTATCATGCTTGTGACACGATCACCCAAAAGCCATTCATAGACACGGAATGTTGTAGCGGCGAGAAGAGCTCGCACAGAACTGGCCTCAAATGCAGACATGTCAATTGAAATGTGATAATTATATCCACCATGCCGAAGGTTCACTTCGATTGTTCGTTCTTCAAATGTCATTCCTTTGACATGGTTACCCCAACAGGCATACAAATGCTTCTCACAGTAACTAAC